ACCTAGTAACAAGAAGTGGTCAGAAGACCTTATAGAGGAATTAATACGGTTTCCCAACGCTGCTCATGATGATCAGGTGGATGCCATGACAATGGCAGTCCACTATATGAAGGAGTCATGGCACTTAGAACACCCCGATGATCCCGATTGGGATGACCCTCCAAAACAAGAGCGGAGTACTTACTGGACTTTTTAATTTGCGGTTTCCAAGAAACTGTGTTATAATAAAGTCAAAGGGGAAATAATGTCTGAAGTATTCAATAGAGCAATAGGATTAGCAAAAGAGGTTTTTGATGATGCATCTGAAAGCCCCTTAACTGTTATGCGTAAACTTGGTCTTAATGTACCTAAACCAGAAGATCTATCTAAGAGTATAATAACAGTAGCAGAAACAATAAGTCCTGCTGCTGATATAAAGGAAATGGTAGAAGGATCAAAGAAGACATCAGAAGGTAATATCTTATCAGGTTTAGCACAGATGGCTGGCGGTATGGCTGGAGTTGTTATTCCCGGTTCAGCTAAGATTAGATCTGCTGGTAAAGAAATAGATAAAGGTTTATCTTCTATACTTGAATCTGAAAAAAAATTAGATGATTATGGTAAAGCATGGAAAGCAAATCCAGCAAATAAAGTTAGTAAAAGACAAGTTCAAGATCCTTTAGTAAAACAAGCTGCTAAAGATTTGGAATCAGGAGAAATAAAAGGAAAACAATTTAGAGATACAGTTAAACAATCTCTTCCAATTAAACCTATAGATAAGATAGTAGATGTTCCAACATTTGAAGAAATAGTAGGAGCATTAGATAAAAATAAAGTTCAAATAGGAATAATAGGATTAAATAAAAATATACCAGAAGGAACTAGATTAGCTACAAGATTAGATATACCAGCCTATAATAGATATGGTAAATGGATAGTATCTGTACATGAATCTGGTACTGTAGGTAAATCAATAGGATATGGCAAGACTGCTAGATTAAAAAATATTGTGTTTGGTACACCAGCTAAAGATAAACCAAAAAAAGCATTAAAAATAGCTCAAGGAGGTAATAAGAGTCCTTTTGCAAGAATAGAAGGTAATTGGACTAATGCACCAGATGAAGACACAGCTTCTTTTGCTGAACGATTATTAAAGAATAAGAAAGATGGTAAGTATATTGATGATGCAGGAGAAGAATGGGTTCAAGTAGGAATGAATCCTTATAGAGGAAGTTACTTTTATGATAAAGCCACAGGTCAGGCTTTACAAAAAGCAGATGAATTAATACAGGTTGGTCCTCTTGTATTTGCTAAAGGATCTAGAAAGCCTACTTTATCTGAATATAAAAAAGGATTTACTACAGAGACAGATATTGGAAGTATAGTAGCATTTAAAGAAGGAGGGCAAATAATGCCAATGCAATATGGTGGTGGGCTTGATGATGCCTATATGACATTTCGTGATCGTAAACGTAGAAGTGCTTTTGCTGATCCAAATGCTACCAGTGCTTTTGCCAATGGTGGTCTTCCTACTGTTTATAGAGAAAATGGTGGTTTTATGGATGATGCTGATGCTCAAGCATATGCAGATGTATATGGTCCAGCAGATCCGGGTAATGTAGATCCGGGTACTGTAGATCCAAATGAAGATGTGTGGCAAGCACCTCCAACTAGTAGAGGAGATACATGGAGACCTAAATCAGTAGAACAAATAAATAAAGAATTAGCAGCAAAAGAAAGAGACAATATGTTAAATAGTGCTGCAATAACACAACTCTGGCGTGGTCAAGAAAGGGGTTCAACTGGTACTACTCAAAGACCAAGTGGAACATCTAGCTGGATCGGACCTACTAATAATAGAAGCTATAATTTTGATTTTGGTTTTACTCCTTCACTTCCTGCTGCTTCAAATCCACCACCTACACCAATAGAGGATTCATCACCTAAAATAGATGAAAACTTACTAGATAAAAAATTAGGAGATTTAAGTAGACCTGACTTTAGTAGGGTATGGCGTAATATAACAAATCCCATGACAGGTATACAGTCAAATAAGTTTGATAGAGGAGGCCCAAATCTTGATAATACAGTAAGAGAAGCCATAGCTGCAGCTAAAGAAATACTTGATGGTCCTGTGAGTACAAGAAAAACTGGTGGTGGTCTTCCTACTGTCTATAGATTTACGGGTGGTCTTGGACTTAGTTTTGGAGATGATCAACAAGAAGCTGCTGGTGATACTTATAATCAAGATCAACTAGACCAATTATCTCAAGCTTATGGGCCTTCTCCACAATTATCTGATTTAGCAGCAGATTCTGAGTTAGGTTATAATGCACCTGAAATTGCAGCTATTAGAGATGCACAGAGAGCAGCAGCAGAAAAAGATGAAGCAGATAGAAGAATAGGATATTTAAAAGGTACTACTCGTACTGTTACTGATCAAAGAACATCTATTCCAACAAAAGAAGAATATGAAAGAAGTTTAGATAAGTATGGATATGAGCCTTGGCAAACAGCTTATTTAAATGATTTAATTAGAGATGGTTATGATATTAATCAAGCTCAATCTACATTAGCATCGGCTATGGCTACTCCGGGTGGTATACAAGGAATGAGAGATGCTTTTTATGGGGGTTATAGTTATGGTGGGCCAGCAGGAACTTTACAAGATCTTTTAGAAAAAGGTACTGGTATTGGGTTAGGTTTAGGAGAATGGTTTAAGAATAGAAAGAAACCAAAAGAAAGAGAAGGATTAAAAGGTCTTATTGATAAAGGTTTTGATATGGCTAGTGTTACACGAAACATGACACCTGAAAATATAGATCGTTTAAATAATATGCTTATAGAAAAAGGTGCAAGTTTTACACCTAATAATAAATTTGCATCAGCAATAGTAGGAACAGTAGCACCTCTAGCAGCTAAAGCAGCTATATCTTATTTTGGTGGTGAAAAAACTGTAGGAACTCTTACAACTAGAGATGGTCTTAGTTATCAAGTAGGTGATAGAGGAGGACTAACTCTAAATACGCCTGATGTTAATATAGATTATGGATCTGATATAGAAGTTGAAGATATACAAGAAGAAGTAATTACACCAGAACAAAAGAAAGAAGAAGAAAAAAAGAGATTCGATTTATTATTAGGTAAAATAGGAAAAAAAGAAGATCCTAATGTTAAAATTTTAATGGATACATATGGACTTACCAGAGAAGAAGCTTTAGAGTGGCTTGGTACAAAAACAAGTGGTGAAGAAGAAATATCTGTAGGGATAGAAGAACAACTTACTTAAAGGATAGATGATGGCAACTGAGAAAAATCCATATGAGATGAAACCAGAAGAACTAGGAAACGTAATTCCTATGGCAGCAGAGTCAGAAGATTTAAATGCTACCTTTGAAGTTGATCCTGCTGATGGTGGAGTTATCGTAGACTTTTCAGAAGAAGCAAGTATTGAGATGTCTCCTTCTGAAGATATAGAAGAGTGGTATGGTAATTTAACAGAAACTCTTGAACAAGAAGATCTAGATCAAATAGCTAGTCAAGTTATAGATAACTACCAAGCTGATAAAGATTCAAGGGCTGAATGGGAGTCTATGTTTGAGCGTGGCTTTGATCTGCTAGGTCTAAAGCTAGAGCCGGGTACTGATCCTTTTGATGGAGCCTGTACAGCCGTACACCCACTCTTAATAGAGTCAGCCGTTAAGTTTCAATCCAAGGCTTCGGCAGAACTCTTTCCACCTAACGGCCCTGTCAAAGCAAACATACTAGGTAAGTCTACACCAGAAAAAGAACTGCAAGCTAATAGAGTACAGAACTTTATGAACTATCAGGTAACTGAGCAGATGCCAGAATACTTTGATGAGTTTGAAAGAATGTTGTTCCATCTCCCCTTGATAGGATCTGCATTTAAAAAGGTTTACTACAGTGCTACCCTGAAACGGCCTGTCTCAGAGTTTATACCTATTGACCAGTTCTATGTATCTTACTATGCAACTGATCTTAGAAATGCAGACAGATACACACATCTAATCTATCGTAGTCCTATAGAAATGGAGAAGGATATGAGGGCTGGTGTCTATGATGACGTAGACCTGCCTACACCAGATCAGATTAATACCACAGGTTTCACACAGAAGATGGATACTATTATTGGTCTATCTCCGTCTTCTGATAATGATCCTCAATATCTTTTACTGGAGCAGCACTGCTACCTTGATATTGAAGGAATAGATGAATCACTTCCCTATATTGTTACTGTCTTGGAACAAACAAGAGAAGTATTAAGTATTCGTAGAAACTATGAGCAGAATGACCAGAACAAAGAAAAGCGCAGTCACTTTGTGCATTATAGATTTGTTCCGGGCTTTGGTTTCTATGGATTAGGCTTGATCCACTTTCTAGGTAATCTCACCATGAGTGCAACGGCTGCAATGAGATCCCTCATAGATGCAGGACAGTTTGCCAATTTACCGGGTGGTTTCAAAGCCAAGGGGCTGAGAATGGTCGGTGATAACGATCCTATCTCCCCCGGTGAGTTCAAGGAGGTTGAAGCAACTGGAACAGATCTCTCTAAGGCTATTATTCCCCTGCCTTATAAAGAGCCTTCCTCAACTCTGTTTCAAATGCTGAATTTTGTAGCTGCTGCTGGTCAGCGGTTTGCAGACAGCACAGAGCAAATAGTCTCTGATGCTGCCTCCTATGGACCCGTTGGAACTACGATGGCTCTTCTAGAAGCCAGTAGTAAGTTCTTCAGTGCAATCCATAAACGAGTACATAAGTCTCAGAAAGATGAATTTAGAATCCTAGCCAAGATTGATTATGATTACTTACCTGCTGAATATCCTTATGATGTTCCTTATGAAGATCGTAGTATATTCAAGAAGGACTTTGATGGACGTATAGATATTGTTCCTGTCTCAGATCCGAATATACCTTCCAACGCACACCGTATGATGATGGCTAATATGGCTCTTCAGATGTCACAGCAGTCACCACCCGGTATGTTTAATCTGGAAGCTCTGAACAGAACTATTCTACATGCAGCCAACATGCCGAACCTAGAAGAAATATTACCACCAAAGATAGAGCCTCAACCAATGGACCCTGTATCCGATATTATGGCAGCAACCAAAGGATTACCGATTGCAGCCTTTCCGGGTCAGAATCATGATGCTCATATACAAACTAAGATGGCTTACCTTCAAGATCCTGCTAATGGTGCAAATCCTATTATGCAGCGTATAGCTCCAATATTAGAAGCAAATATACAAGAGCATTCAGTCATGAAGTATCAAGAGCAAATGAATGGAGTAGCTCAACAAGCTATACAGCAATTACCACCAGAGCAACAGCAAAATCCTGCTGTTGTTGAAATGGTTATGGCACAAGCAGCACAACAAGTAATGAATGCTAATCAAGCTGCTGGTATGGCTCAGTCACCTGAACAGCAATTAGTAGCTCTGGAACAAGCCAAGGTAGAACTTCAGAAGCAGAAACTTCAATCAGATACAGTAGTACAGGCTGCTGAGATGGAAATTAAAGAGAAGCAACTCGAACTTGATGAAAATGAACAAATTATTGACATATTAAAAGCAGGTGCTGCTGATAATTTTAAGAAAGAAAAAGCTAAACTTGATAGAGAATCTAAAGAAAAGCTTAAATCAATAGATGTTCTTGGTAAGTTAGCTGTAGAAGAAGAGAAACAAAACAAAGAAGATGAAAGAGCAAAAGAACGTATAATGAAAGATATTCTAGAACAAACTAGAAAAGATGAAAAAGATCTGGATATAAGAGGTCTGGAAGCATTAGTTAAATTAGCAATAAATCAATCTAAGGAGAAGACAAATGATGAAGAAGGGTAAAGGGTATCTTTCACATGTAAAGAATACCGATAAATCTATTGGTGATCCTTATAAACAAAATCTTACTGGAGATTATCAGCTAAGAGCAGGATTAAATAAATGGGAACCAGACTCTGTTTGGGAATGGCCCACACCAATTAAAGCTACTAAGCAAAACCATAAGGGTGGTAAACTAGCCTAATGGAAGTTTGGGATGAAGTAGTGAAGGAGATTAATCAGGAGATTAATCAACTTCGTATTTCTTTAGGTAATGGTAGTGCAGAAGATTATGCTCACTATCGTCAGATTGTTGGATCTATCTCTAGTCTTGAGTGGGCTAGGAATAATCTAACAGATATTATTAAAAAACGAACATATGGAGATGAAGACTAAAATGCAAGAAGCACACTTAGGTAAATCAGTAAAGAATGACTTATGGGTAACAGATCCAGAAGAAGCACCAGATCCAGAGGTTCTTCCAGAACTTCCGGGATATCATGTTTTGGTACGTCCAGTATCAGTTAAGAGTATAACAAAGGGTGGTATCTATATTCCTGATTCAACTAAAGATGATATGTCTTACCTAACTACGGTAGGAAAAGTAGTAGCACTAGGAGATCTAGCTTATTTTGATAAAGAGAAGTTTCCTGCTGGTGCATGGTGTAAAGTAGGTGATCACGTTTCTTATGGTAAACATATAGGAACAAAGCTTTTTTATAAAGGTGTTCGTTTTATTTTACTCTTTGATGACCAAATAACTATGCGATTACAAGATCCGAAAGATCTTGATCCTACATTTAATTTGAGCAGAGGTTCAGTTTAATTTGGGAAATCGTTAATTATATGATATAATATTAACAGTACGTAAATCGTTTGTCTCGTAAACAACGGAAGGATAATAAAATGGAAGAAGATAACTGGAACACAGTTAGTGTTCAGAATGCAGAGCAAGATAAAGATAAGATTGAAATTGAATTTGAAGAAGAACCTGAGAAAGAACCTGAAATAAAATTACAGGAAAAAGAAGAAACTAAAGTAGAAATTGAACAGGAAGATGAAGTTAAAGAAGAACCTGCTCAAGAAGAAGAAGTTAAAGCTGAAGCTCCAGAGTTAGAAGGAATAGAAACAAAGGGAGCCGAAAAAAGAATAAGGAAACTTATTCGACAGCGTAAAGAACGTGATGAACAAATTCAAGCTCTCATCCAAAAAAATGAGGAATTAAATTTTAACCTCAGAACAAAAGATAAAGAAGTAAATACACTTGGTAAGTCAAGTTTAGATGCTTCAGAGAAGCAGTTACAAGATAAGATTGAATTAGCCAGAACAGCTTATTCAAATGCCTTTGAAGAAGGTGATCAAGATAAAGTTTTAAAAGCACAAGAAATGCTTAATGATGCTCAGATAGATCTTAAAAATGTAACGGCTGCTAAAAGTAATTATCAAGAGATAGAGGAAGTACCAGCACAACAAGCTGTACAACCTAGATCTCAACCACAGCCTCAACGGACTGATCCAAAGGCAGAGCAATGGGCTTCTGATAATGATTGGTTTGGACAAGATAATGTTATGACGGCTGCTGCTCTAGCAATAGATGCAGAATTAAAAGGAGAAGGATATGATCCAACGGATCAAGACTTTTACGAAGAAATTGATAACAGAATTAAGTCGGCTTTTCCACAGAAGTTTGGTGAAAGTCAAAGTCGTGTGCAGGAAAATACGTCAAAACCTGCTCAAGTAGTATCAGGGGGTTCACGTTCATCCCCAACCAGTTCTAAAAAAGTTAAGCTAACAAAAGAAGATGTTAGATTAGCGCAGAAATGGGATATACCACTTGAAAGATATGCTGCTGAGAAGTTAAAAGTTGATGACTCAGATGGCTATACAAACATAACGTAACGTGGGAGATTAAAGATGACAACACGAAATGAACAACGTAGTA